CATGAAAATAGCCTCCATTCATAGCTATTTTATCACATCATTTAAAGGTTGTCTATTTGAAATGAATTATACTAGTAGAAGATTCTACGGTGGAGCCGGAGCACTTTGCCCTGCTCTTTGAATTTTCTGGGGATAAGAAAAAGATCAGGCACTGTATGTATTACTGTACCGCTGCAAGGCCTACGATCGAGGGCAAGACGAACGAGGATTCCAAGGAAGTACAGACGGAATCTTTGGAGATCACGGCGACGCCGCTTCCGGGCGGCCTTGTGAAGGTGAAGACCGGGGCAAATACGGATGATACCGTCTACAACGACTGGTATAAGCGCGTATATCAGTCTCCGGCGCCGGAAGGGAGCGGTCAGGGACAGGGTTAAGACAATAGGGCAGGGCTTCGGTTCTGCCCTGAATCGTGATTGGAGGGAATAAACATGGCGCTTACAAAGACAGTGAATATTGACGGCAGGGATGTGACTTTCAGGGCTTCCGCTGCAGTTCCGAGGATTTACAGGAACAGGTTTCACAGGGATATCTATAAAGACCTGCATGACCTGCAGAAGAGTGTCGATCAGGAAGATCCTGAAAGTTCCACGCTGGATTCCTTCTCTTTGGAATTGTTTGAGGATATCAGCTACATCATGGCGAAACATGCGGATTCGAAGGGTGTTCCGGACACGCCGGATGAGTGGCTGGATCAGTTTGGGACGTTTTCCATTTATCAGGTGCTTCCGGAGATTATCGAATTATGGGGGTTGAATGTGCAGACGCAGGTGGAGAGTAAAAAAAACTTCGAGCGACTGACCGGGAAATGACAACGCCGCTATTGCTCCTGAGATGTGTGCAGCTTGGTATTCATATCAGTGAGCTGGAGCTGCTGACCATTGGAACAGTCAATGACATGTATACGGAAATGAATAATGATGAGAATAGGGAGGCTTACAGCACTCTGGCATCTCAGGAGGATATGGATGCATTTTAAACGAAAAAGGAATGCACCGATTCATGGCCATTCCTTTTTGCTCAAAGGCTTTATGTAGTTTTTCTTTAAATCGCGGATGTTTCCAAAGAAGGTTTTTTCAGATTTAGAGAACATATTGTTTTCCAGTTTGAGTCTGACCAGTTCCAGTGTGCACAGCAGGTCTGCGGCCTGAAAAAGCTTGTATTCCGAAGGCATAACCTTACGGAAAATGGGATTCGGAAGTAAAGCATTGAAAACGGAGGAAAGTATCTTGCTGACCTCTACTTGGCCATTGTCATAGTAGATTTTCACATCATCAAATGAGAGGAAGTCTTCATAGTGTTCACGGATGAACTGAGAAATCTGTTTGGACAGCCTGCCGGTAGCTTCAACAACGTCCGGAATGTGTTTCTTTTCAATGTAAAAGCATTTGTAATGGATATCAATCTGACGGATAAAAGCAACCATTTTATTGAAGATTCGGCGGCGTTCATCGACTGACATATGTGTATAGATTTCTTCCTTACGGATAATGGGTCCTGTATGTATGCAGAGGTTATCAAGGTTCAGGTATGAAAGCTCCTGGTTTAGCTTTGAAACAGCGGGTTGAATGTCTTCCTGCTGGTCGTGGAAAACCATTGTAATGATATAGTAAGGCGAATGGTGGTCATATTCACCGAAATCACCGGATTCATCTATGAAAATGCTAAGTTCTTTCAATATCCGTCACCTCTGCAATGTTTGAAAAAAATGGCGGGGAACTTCCCCGCCCTTGATGGACCTGGGTCTTGCGACCAGCCCAAAGAAATCAATGATTTCGTTACCTTTAGTATATGCCAAAATTATTGAAAATGCAATAGAAATTTAAGGAAATTGAAGCGTGAGGAAAGGAGGAAATCACAAAATGGCCGGACGAATTCAGGGTATCACTGTTGAGATTGGTGGCGATACCACCAAACTACAGACTGCCCTTAAAGGAGTCAATACAGAAATAAGGAATACCCAGAGCCAGCTGCGAGATGTCGATAAACTTCTGAAGCTGGATCCAGGAAATACGGAACTGCTTGCACAGAAGCACAGGCTTCTTGGGGATGCCGTCAAGGAAACGAAGGAAAAGCTGGAAACCTTGAAGACGGCGGCGGAGCAGGCAGAACAGGCGCTGAAGGATGGCGCGATCACGCAGGATCAGTATGACGGTCTGCAGCGTGAGATCGTTGAAACAGAGCAGAAGCTGAAAGCCTTGGAGGAACAGGCGAAGGCTTCCGGAACGGCTCTTCAGGAAATTGCCGCTAAAGGTGAGAAGCTGAAGACGATTGGGGATAATATCAGCAATGCCGGAACGAAGTTCCTTCCGGTAACAGCTGGTATTACAGCATTAGGCACGGCGGCGGTGAAAACTGCCGCTGATTTTGATTCTGCCATGAGCAAGGTGGCGGCGGTATCTGGTGCAGCGGGTGATGACCTTGACAGGCTCAGGGATAAAGCCCGTGAGATGGGAGAAAAAACGAAGTTTTCTGCATCCGAGGCGGCGGAAGCCATGAATTATATGGCGATGGCCGGATGGAAGACGGAGGATATGCTTTCCGGTATTGAGGGCGTGATGAACCTTGCGGCTGCTTCAGGAGAGGATCTGGCTGCCACTTCCGATATCGTGACGGATGCATTGACGGCTTTCGGATTGACGGCGGCTGATTCCGGGCATTTCGCAGATATTCTTGCGGCGGCTTCCAGCAATGCGAACACGAATGTCTCCATGATGGGTGAGACATTTAAGTATTGCGCTCCGATTGCCGGCGCTTTAGGGTTTTCAGCGGAGGATACGGCGGAGGCGATCGGCCTGATGGCGAATGCCGGTATCAAGAGTTCACAGGCTGGTACGGCACTCCGCACTATCATGAACAACCTGTCCGGGGATGTGAAGATCTGCGGTTCAGCAATCGGAGAGGTTACGGTTTCCACTACCAATGCGGATGGTTCCATGAGGAACCTGTCAGATATTCTGGCTGACTGCAGGACGGCATTTGCAGGCCTTACTGAATCGGAAAAAGCGCAGGCGGCAGGAAGCCTTGTGGGTAAGAATGCGATGTCCGGATTCCTGGCACTGATGAATGCCGGGGAGGGGGATATTGAGAAATTATCCAGCGCCATTGCGAATTGTGACGGTACGGCGGCCGGTATGGCGGAGACTATCATCAGGAACATGAGAAGAACCGCGTCGGAGCGGAGCTTGATAATCTGGATGTCTTATCGGATAACTACGATACGGAATATGAGCGGATCCAGGCGGAAATGGATGATATCTATGACAGGATAGAATCCCTGGGGCTTTCGTTTAAGAAGATAAAGAAGAAGTGCAGTGAAGCCATGCAGGGTGTCAGCTCCATTGAAGGGATAAAGAAGATCCTGAAGAATTTCGGGAAATTCTACGAAAAACTGACTTCCGAGGAACAAAGGGAGCTATACCGTCAGTTCATCGAACGGATAGAGGTTTATCCGGAAGAACAGGAAGACGGAAGGGTGCTGAAGAGCATTCATTTCAGATTCCCTGTTCGGTACGGTGAAACGGATACGATTGAGACTTGGATGGGAGCCGAGGGTGAGCCTAATGATGAAATCGCCTTTGTGTTGGATTGCAGCGAGGTACAGGTGACGGTAGCGGAAGCGAAAGCGACCTATGCGGAGATCAGGGCTTATGTACTGGAACATACGGGGATGAAGGTTTCATCATTATATATCGCTCAGATAAAACGGAAATACGGCATTGATGTCGGGATTGCTTACAACAAGCCGGAGCAGAACAAGAATCATGTACCCGTATGTCCAGTTGAAAAGGAACTGGCGATCATAGACGCGCTGAAGGCGTTCAGGATGCTGACAGAAGATACAGAGTATATGGAGGCGGAAGTATGAAGAAGAAAAAGATGAAGTGTTATATCTACATAAGGGTATCCACCTCAATGCAGGTGGAGGGTTACAGCCTTGAAGCCCAGAGGGAGAGGCTGACAAAGTTCGCGGATTTTCAGGACATAGAGATAGTCAGGGAATACTGCGATGCAGGAAAGTCCGGTAAGAATATCTCCGGCAGACCGGAGTTTTCCCAGATGCTGAATGATGTGGCTGAGGATCGTGACGGAGTGGATTTTATCCTGGTATTCAAGCTTTCAAGGTTTGGACGAAATGCGGCGGATGTCCTTAATTCCCTTCAGTACATACAGGATTTCGGTGTAAACCTGATCTGCGTAGAAGACGGGATTGATTCTTCCAAAGATTCCGGAAAGCTGACTATTACGGTTCTGTCTGCTGTTGCCGAAATAGAAAGAGAAAACATTCTGGTACAGACGATGGAAGGACGCAGGCAGAAAGCCAGAGAGGGCAAGTGGAACGGCGGTCAGGCTCCATTCGGATATACGCTGGATTCCAAGAACAGCACCCTTATCGTCAACCCGGAAGAGGCGGAGATCGTAAAGATCATCTTCACAAAGTTTGCTCATGAGGGGCTTGGAGCAGATCGGATCTGTGATTATCTGAATCAGCACGGATATACGAAAAAGAAGGTAAAGAAAAAGGAACTGAATTATTTCGCCAGAAGCTTTATAATGAAGATCCTTGATAATCCTGTTTATACCGGAAAGATCGTTTACGGCAGGCATAAGACCGAAAAGGTCAAGGGCAGCAGGGATGAGTATAAGCGGGTCATGGCTGACGATTATATGGTCGTGGACGGAATGCACGAGGCGATCATCGACCGGGATCTCTGGGAGGCGACAAGGCTGAGGCGAAAAGATACCGGCGTCAAATGGA